AAAGTAAACAATTCTAAACAAATTTGTTTTAATACCGAGTTGTTTACTTTTAATTTAAAATTTGCACAAACTTTAATAAATTATAGAAATTTAGAAAATTTTTTATCATTTGATACTATAATTTTAGAAAATGTTATTTCAAATATATGTCGTAAAAATAATTTAAAAATTCATGTTAACGAAGAACCTCTTGAAAATAATACATTAGGTCTTGTCCCTTTTGGACATAATTCAAATTTAAAATATTTTATTCCTTTTGAAACGGTTTATTTAAAAAATATTCAACATGATTTTGTATTATTTCCTTTTAAAGATGAGAATGAATATAAATTTTTTTGGTTCGCTCAGAACATAGACGTAAATGATGAGATTTTCTATAGAGATTTTAAATTATATATTGATGATAATTTTATAAAATCTAATGAAATAGTTTCAATAAATAAAAATTCTAAATTATCATTTTTTCATAAAAATAAAAAAATTAGAGATTTTCAATTTAACGATGAAAAACATTTTGGATATAAAAAATGAGTACACTATGGAATGAGACCGATGAGGATTATCTTGAACTTGTGAAAGATTGGACAGACCCATATCCTACACCACAACTGGTTGAGCATGATGGTATTCTTGTAGTACGAGATGACATGCTCAATGCAGGTTCAAAAGTACGATTTATAGATTATCTTATAGGTTCAAATAAAGACATAAATGAATGGGTTTTTGGTTCATGTCCTGCTACTGGATACGCACAAATAAGTTTACCGATTGCATGTAAACGTCATAACAAAAAATCAGTATTGTTCATGGCGAAACGTGATGAAAAAAATCTTACTGAATATCAAAAACGTGGCATAGAATTAGGTGTTGATTATCATTGGGTAGAAAATGGTATGTTGACAGTCACACAAAAACGTGCAAAAGATTATGCCGCCGAATCATCTGACAGAATGGTTTTGCCTTTGGGTCTTGAACATCCATCAGTTCTTGGTTCGATAATAAAAGTTGCAAGAAATCTACCAGTCACACCAAATGAAGTATGGACCGTGGGTTCAAGTGGAACATTAAATAGAGGGTTACAACTTGCGTGGCCTAATGCGACAATACATGTTGTAAGTGTAGGACATACTATGAATGAACGAGAAATAGGAAGAGCAATTTATCATCGTAGTGAATATAAATTTGACCAACCCGTTAAAGAAGATGAAATGCCTCCATTTCCTTCTGCACCTACATATGATGCAAAGGCGTGGAAGTTTATTCAAGAACTTTCTGATAAAAAATTATATGGTGATATAGGTACAACATTGTTTTGGAATGTAGGAGCATAATGGCACACTTGCAACAGGCAGAATATGTAAAATCTTTGAAAAAAATTTATCCACATTTTTTTAGTAAGAAGAAAGTTTTAGAAGTAGGCAGTTTGAATATCAATGGTTCTATTAGAGATTTTTTTTATGAATGTGAATATGTAGGTATAGACGTAGGAGAGGGAGAAGGTGTAGACTTAGTATGTGAAGGACAAAAATATGATGCTCCAAACGAAACTTTTGATGTATCTTGTTCAGCCGAATGCTTTGAGCATAATCCATTTTGGCTAGAGACTTTTTTGAACATGATAAGAGTTACTAAATCAAAAGGCATGGTCTTTTTTACTTGTGCTAGTGATGGAAGACCAGAGCATGGAACGACAAGAACCAGTCCTGGTAATTCTCCATTAACAATTGATAAAGGATGGGATTATTATAAAAATTTAAACAAAAAAGACTTTACAAAGTTAATAGACTTTGATAAACTATTTGTATCATATAGTTTTGCGATAGATAAAGAAATTTGTGACCTCTATTTTTTCGGTATAAAGAAATGAAACATTATTATGAACGTAATGACTACGTTTTAGACCATGAAGTCAATAAGACATTTGAAGAAATTCTTTGGATGTCAGATGATGAATTTCGTCAATGGTTGACTGACATGAGAAATACAATCGCATATGCTTGGGATGAACTTGGTCTACCTCCAAGAGTAGGTTGGAATAAGGATGCTATAATAGAACAATTTAATAAAATGTCATCTTTTCCAGTTCATGAAATGCATAAAGGTGATAATATAATTCGAAATACATCGGTCATTGGTAATGCTTGTAATCAGTTCTTTCCTACCATGATGAAGACCCGAATTAATTATTCTAAAAATGATGATGGTCTTTCAATCTATGACCACTTTGTAGATGATAAATTATCAGAGAAAGTTTACAAATATTCACATCGTCATTTCAAACGTGACAGTTTTTATGAATACTCTCAAACAGTTCCTGTTAAAGGTAGAATAAAAGATTTTTTGATTCCTGCTGAATCTGGTAAACAATGGGTAGAAATTTTTGAACGTGATTTTAGAGGTTTGGGCACTCATGATTATTGGATTGCACCTCATTCCGAAGATACAGAATATACTGGTCATAATCAAGACCTTGTGAACGTAAAATGGTGTACACTTACAAAAGATGAAATTAAAGAATTAAATATTCCTGAAAAATGTTTAGTAAATGCAAAACTTGATGAAAATGATTTGTTTCGTATTCGTTTATTCAAGTTTGGTCAAAAAATATTTCCTGTAGGTTTTAAGGCATTTCGTATTTCATGGTGTCAGTATGCAGTAAACTTTCCTCCTCTTACCGCTAAATATTTGTATGAAAGGTATACTGAACACATTAAAGAGCAAGATGTTATCAATGTTTATGACCCTTCTAGCGGTTGGGGCGGTCGTTGTCTTGGCGCTATGTCTGTTACCGATGACCGTAATGTCCATTATATCGGGACCGACCCTAATACCGACCATTGGATTGAAGAGTTGGGTATTACGAAATATGAGTATCTTGCAAAATTTTTTAATGAGAATAAATATGGCTCACTTTTTCCGCACAACCATACCTATGAAATATATCAGCTTGGTTCCGAAGAAATCAAAAATAATAAGCAGTTTCAAACCTACAAAGGAAAACTTGATTTCATCTTCACAAGTCCTCCGTACTTTGCTAAAGAAGCATACTCAGAAGATGAAGAACAATCCTACAAAAAATTCCCAGAATACCAATCTTGGGTAGATGGTTTTTTAAGACCCACCCTTGAGACATGTATCGAGTATTTGAGACCTAAACGATATTTACTTTGGAATATCGCCGATGCAAAATTTGGTCCTGATATGTTACCTCTTGAAGAAGATAGTAACAAGATTTTGAGAGAGCATGGTATGGAGTTTGTTGAGAAAATTAAAATGACATTAGCCTGGATGCCAGGCGGTAATCGAATTGGTGATGACGGTAAACCAAGTTATAAGAATGCCGTTAAAGTTGATGATAAATGGTTCAAGTTCGAACCAATTTTTGTTTGGTATAAACCTTAATATAAAAAAATAATTATGAGAGATGTTGTCAAAAAAGATGTTCTAGAAAAATTAGAACTTGTTAAAATGAAGTATGCCGCAATGGACAAAAATAGAAAATGGTATGCATTTGAACAAAAACCAGATTGCGTAGATGATATGTGGGATGTTAAAGATGGTGATTTTATTAGACTGCATACTCTACCTGTCAGAACGATTAGGTACCAAGAGTCATTAGTAGAAAGAGTATAATTTTTTTGGGCGAGTATAGTTCAGTTGGTAGAACGTTTGCTTGCCAAGCAAAAGGTCACGAGTTCGAATCTCGTTACTCGCTCCAAAAAAAAACTTGACACCTCATCAGAATTTGGTAATATATAACTATGTTGATGAGTAACCCTTCCTAAAAAATCTCATGAATTTACGAGAATCAAAATCAATGTTGGCTAAACTGCTAGCCACAGAAAATATCAAAGTTGAACATGGCAATTATGAGACTGCCGCTTTTGACCCTAAAAATCGTGTGCTTTATCTTCCGATTTTCAAGTGGATGGACGGTGATGTCTATGACCTTCTTGTTCTTCATGAAGTAAGTCATGCACTCAATACTCCTGCTGATGGTTGGCATTCGTCAGGTAATGAAAAAGGCAAAGGTTACAAGTCATTTCTCAATGTTACCGAAGATGCTCGTATTGAGAAGAAAATCAAACGAAAATATCCTGGTGCTTCTAAGGCAATGGTTCTTGGTTATCGTGAATTAATGCGTAACGATTTCTTTGGTATCAATGGAATCGAGATTGATGGACTTCCTCTTATTGACCGCATTAACCTTCATACAAAAGGTGGTGCTTCAATGGGCATTGAATTTACTGAAGATGAAATGAAGTGGGTTGATGAACTGATGTCTCTTGAAACTTTTCCTGAGATTGTCGAATTTACTGACAGACTTTATGATTATTGTGCAGAAAATGAAAGCATGACCGATGACCATGATTTCAATATGTTTTCTGGTGATGGTGATGGTGAAAGTGAAGAAGGTGATATGGACTTTGACCCGATGGGCGAAACACCTTTTGAATGGAATGAAGAGTCTGAAGAATCAGAGCCACGTTCTGGTATGCCTGATGGTGAGGGTGATGAAGGCGAGGAAAATGAGTCTGAATCAGATAATTCAGAAGGTCCATCTTCCGAATCTGAAGAATCTGCGAATGGTTCAGATGAAACAAAATCTTCAGATGGTAATTCGCCTGCCGATAAATTCAAAGATGAATTTGAAAACGATGATAATGATGAAACAGATGGTCAAGTCAATCCGTCAAATACTGTTGGTGCTGAAGGTGGTGTTGGTACAAATGTAAATCCAAATGCAGTTTCAGGTCCTCGTTCAATTACTGATGAATTCTTTCGCAGAAAAGAATCAGAATTGAATGAAGTTATTGATGATGATAGAAAATATATCTATGCCAATATTCCAAAAGCAAATTTGAAAAATATTGTTATTGATTACAAACAATTGGCTCAGATGCATGAAAAGTTTTATGGTGATGAATCTCACACTGGTTATTGGGGTACTATGACACCAACCGAGTCATGGTCTTCCGCACCTAAAAGATTCAAAGAATTTCGTGAGCAAAATAAATCAATCATTGATTATCTTGCAAAAGAATTTGAGATGAAGAAACGTGCAGATGAGTACAAACGTACCGCATCGGCAAACACTGGTGTTCTTGAAACGTCAAAACTTTATTCTTACAAGTATTCAGACAATCTTTTCAAAAGAGTGGCTACCGTGACAACCGGTAAGAATCATGGTCTTGTCATGTTCATTGATTGGTCTGGTTCTATGAATAGTAATATGGCCGGTACTGTAGAACAAATGATGATACTTGTAATGTTCTGTAGAAAAGTTAATATTCCTTTTGATGTTTATGCATTTACTGACCGATTGTGGCGTTCAAGTAGCCAAAGAGCCAGTTTAGACATGGAACATGATGCTCCAAGATGGGATTATCAACCTGGTGACTTGTGTGAGCAAGAGCATTTTAATTTGATGCAATTGTTTTCGAATAAAATGTCAAACACCGATTTCAATAAAGCCTGCTGGAATGCTATCAATATACGTGACCATTTCGTAGGTAAAATTAATTGGCATTATAGTGATAGTAAAACACCTTCAATACCAAATGAATACTGCCTAGGTGGTACTCCTTTAAATGCGGCCATTGTTGCAGGTCATGATTTGGTTCGAAAATTCAAACGTGATAACAATGTTCAAATTGTTAACACTGTATTTCTGACAGATGGTGATTCAAGTCAATTTGACCGTTATCTCGATTCAAGTAAAAAAGAACAATATTTTAATCGTCATGACCATTTGACAATTCGTGATACAAATACAAAAACAGAAGTTGTGAGAAAAACTGCAATGAGTTGGTCGGCCAGTCACAGAAGCATGACTGAAATCTTATTTGATTCTTTGCGTAAATCAACTGGTGCAAACATCATTGGTTTCTTTCTTGTTAATCGTCTTGACCGACATAAAGTTGGTTACTATGCACCTAAATCTTCTGATTATGAAGAAATTATGTCATCATGGCGTAAAGAAAAATGTATTGTAACCCAAATGGATGGTTATGATAATCTTTATATCATTAAAGACGGTGCTGACCTTCAGATTGATAGTACCTCAGAACTTGACAAAGTTGATGTTGGTTCTAAAAAATCTGCAATACGTAATGCTTTCAAAAAAATGAATCGTAAGAAATTACGCAACCGTGTAGTTCTCAATAAATTTATTGATTTGGTAGCATAAAACCCTTGACATTGACCAAAAATTTGGTATAATACTAATGTTGGTAATGAGAAATAACCCTTTGCTCAATGAGGCATTATGAATTTGACTGATAAACAAAAACAATTCGTTGAACTGGCAATCTCTGAAGGTTTTGGTGAAACCATCACCACACGAGATATCAAAGAACTTCAAGCCAAACATGGCAGTTCTTTATCCGTGCAATGGTTGCAAAAATCTGATGTACTTCGCATGTCTCGTGGTGTTTATCGTCTGCCAACTATTGCCGCCAATGGTGCGGTTGTAATGAGTGAAAGCACCTCTAACCCTGTATCTTCAGAATCAACTATGATTGCTACCAAAGTAGATGAGAAGGTTACTAAGATTGAACCTTCTCTTCCTGCATCTATCACTAATACTGAAGATGTGAGTTTTGTTCCTGAAGTAGATGGAACATTTGTTCCGTTCGGTCAATTCAAAGATATTCATAATATCATTAAATCAAATCTGTTTTATACAGGTTTCATTACTGGTCTGTCTGGTAATGGTAAAACTTTTCTCGTTGAACAGGCTTGTGCCAAAGCCAAACGTGAAATGTTTCGTGTCAATATTACTGTTGAGACTGATGAAGATGACCTTCTCGGTCACTACGTATTGATTGACGGTCAAACTGTATGGCAAGATGGTCCTGTCATTCAAGCCATGGACCGTGGTGCCGTTCTGCTTCTTGATGAAGTAGACCTTGCATCTAACAAAATCATGTGTTTGCAACCAGTTCTTGAGGGTAAAGGTGTTTATGTCAAAAAGATTAATCGTTTTGTCAAACCCAAGACTGGTTTCAATGTGATTGCTACCGCAAACACTAAAGGTAAAGGTTCTGATGATGGCCGTTTTATCGGTACTAACATCCTCAATGAGGCTTTCCTTGAGAGATTTGCAATTACCATTGAGCAAGAGTATCCTACTCCTGCTACCGAGAAGAAAATTCTCGTTGGTATCATGCAGTCACTTGGGTGTCTTGATGATGAGTTTGCACAAAAACTTGTTGATTGGGCCGACATCATCCGTAAGACATTCTATGATGGTGGCATTGATGAAATCGTTGCTACCAGACGCCTTGTTCACATCGTAAATGCATTTAAGATTTTCGGTGACCGAATGAAGGCGATTCAACTTTGTGTCAATCGTTTTGATGACGAAACAAAACAGGCATTTCTTGACCTGTACACCAAGGTTGATGGTGATGTTAATAAACCTTCAGAAGAGACTTCAGAAGGAGGTGAACCTCAAGTTGATTCTGATGACAGAACACCTTTTTGATTGTCATATATATAATAGGTGAGTCCAAAAAGACTCACCTATTTTTTTATTTACTCGTGAGAAAATTATGGAAATCAAATTAACAGGGAATGTAATCATAAGGCACCAATCAGTTCCCGAATGTCAATGGTGCGATAAAGCAAAAGAATATCTAGAAGAAAAAGGGCTGAAATATACAGTCATTAATTCTGATAAACGTTTTTTTGGTGAGATTATGAAACACACCAAATCAACGTCTGTACCTCAAATTCTCATTAAAGGCGAGTTTGTGGGTGATTATAAAGGTATGTTACAATATTTTCTTGATAAGGAGGAAGAAGATGTCGATTGTTGATGTTGACGGTAGAATTAAACACCAAGAAATATTTAAATATCAAAGAAAAGTACCTAATACTACTTTTAAGATTAGGAAAGGCGAAGATTGGTATCAAGAAACCTCTGAAGATTATTTTAAAGATAAAGTATCTTTAGTAGTATCTTTGCCAGGTGCTTTTACGCCTACTTGAAGCAGTATGCAACTTCCAGGTCTGGAAGCATTATATGATGATTTCAAGGCAAAAGGCATAGATGAAGTTTATTGTCTTTCGGTAAATGATTCATTTGTTATGAATGCATGGGCTAAAGATTTAGAAATTGAAAACGTTAAAATGATTCCTGATAGTAATGGAGAATTTACTAGAGACATGAATATGTTAGTATGGAAAGAAAATTTAGGTTTTCGTAGTTGGAGATATGCTATGTTCATAAATGATATGAACGTTGAATATGTAATTTCGGAAAAACCTCCTCAAGGATTTTTTGACCTTGATACCGACCCATATGAAAAAACTAAACCAGAAATTTTGATTCATATGTCAAAAGATTATAATCAAAAATAAATTTTAAATGAATGCAAGAATTCAGCATAAACAAGACAAACGAAAAATAGATAAATTAGAAAAAAGAATTTTATATTTAATCGGATGTAATGAAGAGCTAGAATTGCTAATTTCAAAGTATGAAAAAAAAGAAAAATTTGAACAATTGCTTGATAAGCAATGGGCAGATGCATTTTAACAATGAAAGGTAAAATGAAAAAATCACATCAATATGTATTAATTGCAACCGTGCTATCATTAGCACTTTCAATCTATTTGTTTTTCTTTATGGACCATTATGATGCCAAACTTTATGGAATCTATGTAGGTCTTTGGGTTCCATCAATTTTAGGTGCTTTCAGGGTAATTGAAACTGGGACAGAGGAGAATGGGACTGATTGAATTTTTTAATGACCCCAATTCCGCAATCATTTTTGGTTGCGGAATTGTTGTGAGTATTGTATTTTTAATCGGTGTTACACAATCTATGTACGGACCTAAGAAATGATATTCATGATGATGTTTGTCGCTATGATAATAGTGGCGGTAATTTCTTTAACTACAATGGCGTATGCTCTTATATGGCCAAAGAAAAAAATTCAGCATAATATATGTCATACTGACAAAATAAAACCAGAACAGTCTCATGGTCATACGGAACCACATGTTTAAGGAGTATAATGAAAATTGAAGTACAAGTACAGGAACTTAGAAAGAAGAAAATATTCATAGCAACACCAATGTATGGTGGTAATTGTGTAGGAATGTTTTCAAAAGCCTGTATTGATTTAGCTACCATGTGTGCTAACTACGGAGTTGAAACGAGATTCTTTTTCATATTTAATGAATCTCTTATCACAAGAGCGAGAAATTATCTTGTGGATGAATTTTTGAGAGCCGAAGGGTTCACGCACTTAATGTTTATCGATTCTGATATTCATTTTGACCCAAGAGATGTTTTGTCTCTTGCAGTTCTTTGTGATGATGACAAACCTATTATAGGTGGTCCTTATGGTAAGAAATGCATTGCATGGGAAAAAATAAGAAGAGCCGTAGACATTGGTATAGCGGATGAAGAGCCAGATGAATTGGCAAAATTTACAGGTGACTTTGTTTTTAATCCTGTTTTGGGTACAAAAGAAATGAAGGTTAATGAGCCTGTAGAAGTTCTAGAAATTGGTACGGGTTTTATGATGGTTAAGAGAGATGTTTTTGACGATTGGAGAGAAGCGTTTCCTCAATTTCATTATAAACCAGACCATAATAGGTCTCAATTTTTTAAAGGTGACCGTTATATTCATGCATATTTTGATACGGTAATCGATAATGATGCATATATGCCAGGAGGAGAATCTGGCGGTTCTGATAGATATCTATCAGAAGATTATATGTTTTGTCAATTATCTAGAAAAATAGGTAAGAAAATTTTTCTATGTCCTTGGATGAAATTAGGTCATGTTGGTTCTTATGTGTTTGATGGCACTATGGCAGATTTAGGTAGAATAGACCAAGCTAATCCTTATGCAATGACCAACCTTAGAGATTCAGAACATTTAAGGGAGCAGAGAAGAATTAAAAAAGAAAATGAAAAGGCCGTTGAAGAGGTTGAACAAATTCAGAAAAAAACCGAAAAAAGAAGTCAGAAAAGAAAGGCTTTAAAAAATAAAAAATGATTGACTTATCTTTTTTATATTGTTATACTATTTTTATCATGTTAAATAAATTATGGAGTTATTATGAAACTAAGTGAACAAACTATTTCTATTTTGAAAAATTTTTCTAATATTAATAGTGGTTTGTTTTTTCAAACAGGTAAACAAATCAAAACAGTTGCACCTTCAAAGGCAATACTTGCTCATGCTAATATTGCTGAAGAAATTCCTGTAGAATTTGGCATCTATGACTTGAATAGGTTGCTTGGTGTTCTATCTTTGATTGAACAACCTGATATTGAATTTGGCGATAAGCAATTAGTATTGAAGGATGCTACTCGTTCTAGTAGAGGACAAAAGCAAACATATTGTGATGCTAGTCTAGTTGTTAGACCTCCTGACAAAGAGGTTGCTCTTCCTACTGAAGACGTTAAGTTTACACTTCAGAAAACAGTTTATGAGTATATCGTAAAATCTTCTGCTATTCTTCAATATCCTGAAGTTGCAGTTGTAGGTGATGGTTCAAAAGTTAAAATTGTTGTTATTAATTCCAAAAATCAAATGACAGACGAGGCATTTGATGAAGTTGGCGAAACAGATAAAAATTTTAAATTCATTTTTAAGGTAGAAAACTTTAGTAAAATTATGTCTAAAGAATATACTGTTTCTCTTTCTCAAAAAGGTCTGGCAAAATTTGTTAGTACCGATGATGTTTTAACATATTTCATTGCACTAGAACCTAACTCTGTATTTGAAGGTTAATCCACATGCAAAATCGTGAATCATTTCTCTGGTGTGAAAAGTATCGCCCCAGAGAAATTTCGGAATGTATCCTACCGGACCATATAAAAGATATATTTCAAGGTATAAAAGACCAAGGTAGAATTCCTAATATGATTCTATCTGGCGGTCCTGGTACAGGTAAAACTACTATTGCAAAAGCACTTTGTAATGAAGTTGGTTGTGACTATCTATTCATTAACGGCTCTGAAGAATCTGGTATTGATGTTCTTAGAAATAAAATTCGTAACTATGCTTCTACTATGAGTTTTGATGGTGGAAGCAAAGTCGTAATACTTGATGAAGCCGATTATCTAAATCCACAATCTACACAACCTGCCCTAAGAGCTTTTATTGAAGAGTTTGAGAAGCATTGCACTTTTATTCTTACGTGTAACTATGCAAATCGAATTATTTCACCATTGCATTCAAGATGTCAGGTTGTAGAATTTAAGTTACATAATGATGACAAGCAACAAATGGCGGGTCACTTTATGAAACGAATTGGATATATATTAGACAAGGAACAGATAGAGTACGATAAAAAGGTAGTTGCAGAAGTAATCATGAAACACTTTCCTGATAACAGGAGAGTAATAAATGAACTACAAAAATATTCTTCATTTGGTAAAATAGATTCAGGCATACTTTCACAAGTATCAGAAGTAAATCTTAAAGATTTGATGCTTGCTATGAAAGAAAAGCAGTTTAATAGTGTACGTAAATGGGTTGCTGACAATATTGACAATGACCCACAAAAGGTTTTTCGTAGAATATATGATGTAGCATCCGAGTATGTCCAACCGTCTTCTATTCCTCAATTAATTTTAATCTTAGCAGACTATCAATACAAATCTGCATTTGCGGCCGACCAAGAACTTAATCTTGTAGCCTGTCTTGTAGAAGTAATGGTAGAATGTCAATTTAATTAGGATAAAAATGTCTAAAAAATCAATACTGGCTATGGTTTTGATGATAAGTATTGGTTATGGATGTACACAAAATTATGCAAAAGTTGATACTCCAAAAGATAATATTTCGATTGAACAAATCGAAACAAGAAAGTGGGACCCCATAAGAAAAGAATTTTGGACCACTATGTTATTTTCACAATTATCTCAATTGCCTCATGTAAGAACAAGATTTGTTCCTAAACATTTGCATTTAATGGTAAGATGTGCTATAGCTGAGTATGAAAAAAGATATGAAATAGAATATTTTGAAAAAACTTTTGGACAAACTGCTGGTAATTTGGCACCAGATAATGCTAGAATTGCATATAATATAACCTTTGCTTGTTCGGAAAAACAGGCTGAATTGCAGAGACAAGAACTTTTAAATGGAATGATGGAAAATCCTAGTCCTAAAAATATGTTATGACACCTTTTGATTTTATTAATGAAATAAATCATGGAAAAAAGAACCTGATGGCCGATGATATCGACCGTCAGGTTGAAAAAAAATATAAACCTTTCATAGTGAATCGAGGTCTTTCTTATTTTATGGATACGATATTTGATGCCAATGAAATGAATATTCGTCCTAACATAGAGAACAAACTTCAATTTGAGTATTTACTAAATAATATCAGGCAGAAGAAACGATTCTCAAAATGGCACAAAGCCGATGAAAATGAATTATTGACCATGCTTATGGAATACTACAGTTTCAACATCCACCGAGCAAAAGAAGCACTGCCGTTACATTCTAAAGACCAATTAGAACATATTAGAAAGATACTTGATAAAGGTGAATTGAAAGGAGCATGATGTCTTATGATATCAGTCAAATGGTTGAAGTTTCTTTGAAAGAAAAAGATGATTTTCTCAAGGTGAAAGAAACTCTAACGAGAATAGGTGTAGCAAGTAGAAAAGAAAAAACATTATATCAATCGTGTCATATTTTACACAAACAACAAAAATATTATATTGTTCATTTTAAAGAACTTTTTGCATTAGACGGAAAACCTTTTAATTTTTCAGATACAGATATTGCAAGAAGAAATACTATAGCAAATCTTTTAGCGGAGTGGGACCTTGTCGGATTAATAAATCCTTCAAAGACAGAAGAGCCTACTTTACCTCTCAATCAATTAAAAATATTATCTTTTGCAGAAAAGGAAGAATGGACTTTAACGCCAAAATATAATATAGGCAAAAAGTCTTAATAATTGAAAAATTAAATTATGGAGTAAAGTGAATACGATACAATTACAACAAAGTTTAGGTGTTTTTTGTTTATATGATGACATTGAAATTCCATCATTAGCAACAGAAAAATCTGCATGTTTTGATTTAAAAGCATATCTCAAAGCAGGAAAAACTATTATTGGTTATAATCGATATAATCATAAAAAAGAAATTATATTAAAAAATGATTCACTTGATATGTTGCCTAAATGGAGATATCTCATTCCTACAGGAATAATATTTGATATACCTTTTGGCTATTATGTAAAAGTTCATCCTCGTTCAGGTAATGCTTTAAAAAAAGGATTAATTACTGCAAATAATGTAGGTATTATTGATGAAGATTATGTTGAAGAATGCAATTGTATAATGACAAATATTTCTCATGATACAATTTTAATAAATCATGAGGACAGAATTGCACAAGCTGAAATGAGGAGAACAGAACCTTATGTTATTAATAGAATTGATAACAGACCTGAGCAAAAAACAGAAAGAGATGGAGGGTTTGGGTCAACAGGATTATGACGCTTGACAAAAATTAAAAAAGGATATATAATATAAATATAGTAAAAAGAGATGACGTATAAATGTATCTCGCCGTTGCAATACCGCAACAATCTTCTGACTTAATGTAGAAGATATTTAAATAATCTCGCTAATATAGGAGATAATATGTATTTAGTACCGAAAACAATCGAAGAACTCAATCGCCAACTTTCAACAAGTGTAGGGTTTGATTCTTTTTTTAATCGTCTTTTTGATGATGCTTCTTTTTCTGCGAATGGTCAAGGAGGTTATCCTCCATATAATATTCGCAAAATTGACGATTACCAGTACGTAATCGAATTAGCCCTTGCAGGGTTTACAAAAGACGACCTAGACATAGAACTCGCAGATGGCACACTCACAATAAAATCAGTGCCACGCAAAGATAATGATGGTGAAAGTTATTTGCATCATGGAATCGCCAAGCGAGTCTTTACCCGAAGGTTTAACTTAGCGGATGACGTTATTGTGAAGGGTGCGGACTTATTTAATGGCTTGCTTAAAATTGATTTAGAGCGAGTTATACCAGAGGAAAAAAGACCTCGCAAAATTGATATTCACGATGGAGTGAAAACAGTCGAACATAAAGTAGTATAACTTTAGAGGCGGTCTACGGACCGCCTTTTTTTATTGGATTTACAAATGGCTTGGGTAACAGTCACAGGTTCAAATAATAAATGGCAATATGAAAATGCGGCTACGGCTTCTGATACTTATTCAGATGCAAATGGTTCAGTTTCAGGTGGTATTAGAACTTTTAATAGACCATCTGGTGTTTCTGAGAAAATTTATATAAAATGCAGAAAAACTGGAGAAACCGCAGTTCGTGGAGAACTTTCTAAAACATATTATGATGCACAATAGAAAGGTGTACCGTGAAAATAACACAAAATTTTTCATTAGCAGAATTAATTAAATCGTCAACGGCTACACGATTAGGTATTAATAACACACCAAAAAATGATGAAATAATCGTTAACCTCACGAATCTCTGTTGTAATATTTTACAACCAGTCAGAACTCATTTTGGTAGAGTAGTCACTATTAATTCAGGATATCGAGGTCCTGAGTTGAACAAAGCAATAGGTTCCAAATCCACCTCTCAACATTGCAAAGGGGAAGCCGCCGATTTCGAAATTATTGGTTTGTCTAATTCAGAATTGGCAAAATGGGTTTATAAGAATCTAGAATTTGACCAAATCATTCTCGAATTTCATGACCCTTCGGACCCAAACAGTGGGTGGGTACATTGCTCATATAAAAAAGATGGTACTAATCGTAAAAACGGTTTAATCATCAATAAAAAAACAAAAGGAAAATATCTTCCTTGGAAGCCATGAGACCTCTACTCTGGAAAATATATTTACAAATTTTATTTTTATTAGGTGCCTTTCAATCTAAAAGAACCTGGATTGACAATCACATTCTATTGTGTTATGATAAACTAGACGAAATGGGGAGTCCTTATCAATATAGATATACAAAATACACTACATGACCTTTTATACTAATGTTCAAAATTGGGGCGGTAAGATTCATTACCGTGGAATTGATAAAAATGGTAAACACTTCAAATCTAAATTAGATTATAATCCTACCTTATACGTACCTTCACCAAAACCTACAGAATTCACGACTCTTGATGGGGATTATGTTGCTCCTATGGAATGTGGCTCTATTAGAGAGGCCAGAGAATTCATAAAAAAATATGATGGTGTAGAAAATTTTTCTATCTACGGTAACACTAATTATCACTACTGTTTTATATCTGATAATTTTGAAGGTACAGTTCCCTATGACCTGAGTAAAATTATTGTAGCAAATATTGACATCGAGACTGGTTCTGAAAATGGTTTTCCTGACCCTCAAAGAGCAAGCGAACCAGTTACGGCCATTACTGTTAAGGTTGAAGATGTTTTTTATGTATTTGGTGCTGGTGAGTATAAAGTGCATGATGACAATGTGCTTTACTATAAGTGTAGTGATGAATTACATTTATTGACAGAATTTGTTTCTTTTTGGTCAAAGCAGAATATTGATATTATTACTGGTTGGAATGTAAAGTTTTTTGACATACCTTATCTTGTCAACAGAATGACCAGATTGTTTGATGAAAGATTTTGTTCTGGTCTTTCTCCTTGGGGATTTGTAAGTGAAAGAACGGTTAATCAAGCAGGTTTTGGCGGTACCAGAGAACAACAGGCTTTTGAAGTCATGGGTGTTGCCACACTTGATTATCTTGACCTCTACCGTAAATTTACACACACTCAAAGAGAAACCTATAGATTAGACCATATAGGTCATGTTGAATTAGGTGAGCGTAAACTTGATTATTCTGAATTTGGTTCTCTTCACAATTTATGGAAAGAAGATTATCAAAAATTCATTGATTATAATATTAAAGACGTTGAAATAGTTAACAGACTTGAGAACAAGATGAAACTGATTGAGATGTCTATTGTCCTGGCCTATGATGCTAAAGTGAATTATACAGATGTATTTACTCAAGTTCGTATGTGGGACACTTTGATATACAATGAATTGAGAGAAGAGAATATAGTTCTTCCTCCTAAAAAAGATAGAATTAAAAACGAACCATATCAAGGCGCTTTTGTAAAAGAGCCTGTTCCTGGTATGTATGATTGGGTTGCTAGTTTTGATTTAGATAGTTTATATCCTCATTTGATTATGCAATACAACATTTCACCTGAGACAGTTATTACTGACTATCCTCCTAAATCTGTATCAGTAGATTCTCTATTAGACCAAGATGTCGATACAAAATATGTTAAGGCTCAAGGTATGTGTTTGGCCGCAAATGGTTTTCATTTTAAAAAAGATGTTCAAGGTTTTCTTCCAAAAATGATGGAAAGAATGTATGCTGAGAGAAAAGTCTTTAAGAAAAATATGTTGATTGCTAAACAACATTACGAGAACGAAAAAGACCCATCTAAAAAAGTAGAATATGATAATGAAGTATCACGTTTGAATAATATGCAGATGGCTAGAAAAATTCAGTTGAATTCTGCTTATGGTGCTTTAGGTAATCAGTATTTTAGATTTTATGACATAAGACAGGCAGAGGCTATTACAACTGGCGGTCAACTCTCCATTCGTTGGGTTGAACGAGATGTTAACCTGTATTTGAATAAGATTCTCAAAACAGAAGATAAAGATTACATTATTGCCGCCGATACTGATTCGATTTATGTGTGTCTTGACGATTTGGTAAAAACCGTTTTTGAAGAAGAGACTGATAAAGAAAAAATAATTAAATTTTTAGATAAGGTTTGTGAGTCAAAACTTCAAGATTGTATCAGTAAATCGTATGAAAATCTTAAAGATTATATGAATGCTTATCAGCAAAAGATGAACATGTCAAGAGAAGTCCTTGCTGATAAAGCAGTATGGACTGGCAAGAAACATTACATCATGAATGTTCATAATAGTGAAGGTGTTCAGTATGCAAAACCTAAACTGAAAGTTATGGGTATTGAGTCAGTAAAATCTTCTACGCCTGCTATTTGTAGAGATAAACTGACAGAAGCATTTCATATTCTAATGAATGGTACTGAAGATGAAATGATTTCTTTTGTCGAAAATTTCAGAAATAATTTTGAAACACTTCAACCAGAAGATGTTGCTTTTCCTAGGTCGGTTAAAGGTATTGCAAAATATTCTGATAGTGTACAATTATATAAGAAAGGTACCCCGATTCACGTAAAAGGTACTATTATTCATAATGAACTTTTGAAAAAAAATAAGTTGACCAACTTACATCAGTTAATACAAGAAGGTGAGAAGATAAAGTTTTCATATTTGAAAACGCCTAATCCTACAGGTGATACAGTTATTAGTATGGGCACAGTTCTGCCAAATGAGTTCGGTTTACATGAATTTATTGATTACGATATGCAATTTGAAAAATCTTTTTTGGAGCCCCTCAAAGCAATATTAAAATGTGTCGGTTGGGAATATGAGAGAAGAAATACAATCGATAATTTTTTCGTTTAATGATTAAAGATGACATTGTTAAATATTTTTTGATTAATTCTGATAGCAGAAACATACCTTATGTTTCTTCAAAAAATTGGAAAGTATTTAAAGAAAAATATAAAAAAGAAGATATAAGAGAATCATTGGCCAATTATATTGTGTCAAATGATGTTCCATTTCCTATCAAAAAAATTCCAGAAAAAAGATTAATAGATTTATTTTTTAGATTTTGTAATAGTAGTATGTTGGACGAGTATAAAACTTTTGATGTCATAAAAGAGAGATATGATTACAAATATAAATACTCCGATAAACCATTAGGGGTTATTGATAAGTCTCATACTTACAACGATGTAAGTGATTATTTTCATCAAGAAAATAGAATGAAATGTGGTTCGAATTCATCTAAATCTCCTCAAGACATATGGAAAAGCGAAGAGTCGTTACGAAGTATGAATTGGATATTTTGGAGACCTACCGTAATGATGAATAAGAACCTCGATGAACAGACTTTTAGAGAATCATTTCGATTAGGCACTTACACGGCTACGCAATTTAAACCATCAGTTGCAAAAGCGATATATGAAAAACATGAATCAAAAAATATATTGGATACTTCTTGTGGATGGGGCGACCGTTTAGCAGGATTTTACGGAACTCATTGCACTGAATCATATGTTGGTTGTGACCCTAATCCACAAACATTCGAAATGTATAAAAAACAATGCATTTTCTATGAAAAAGTTTTGGGTGTACATGCTAGACTAATTGAGAAAAATGATTTTTTTATTTGTGAGGGCAGAAAAAAAGTTAAAATTTTTAGAAAACCTTCAGAAGATGTAAACTGGAATGAATATGAAAATTCTTTCGATATGTATTTTACATCACCTCCATATTTTGAAACTGAACGATATGCGAGTAATACCGATTATGAAGATGACCAATCTTGGAAAAGATATAGCAGTTTTGATAGTTGGAAAAATGATTTCTTTTTTAATGTGTCACATGAAGTATGGGAAACTATTAAAGACGATGGTTTTATGATGATAAACATCATAGAGCCTAGAACTAGAAACAGTAAAAGATTGAATTTATGTGATGACATGGTGAATACTTTTTCGGGGTTTACAAAGTCCAATTATCTTGGTAAAATAGGTATGAGAATGATACCAAGACCTAATGCAGATGAAGCTGGTGAGGTGTTTATAGAACCGATATGGGTCTTTAGAAAAAATAATCAGAAATATTTGACAGACAATAAGAATACTATAGAGGATTTTTTATGCATGAGTTGACACAATTGGCTAATAAGTATGGTACTGACAAAGGCACAGAACATTTTAAATATGCCCATGCATATACTGAATTTTATGGACCGTTTTTAAAACCATACAAGAAGACAATAAAAAATATGTTAGAAATAGGCATATTTGAATGTGCGAGTATGAAAATGTGGAGAGATTTTTTTCCAAATACTATTGTAACAGGACTTGAAAATACGGTATTGAGAGAAAATTTATATAAAGATGAAGATAGGTTAGTAGTTCTTGATGGTAGAAATGCTTATTCCGAAAGAACTTTATCTTATTTTGTTAAAAATTCCATAAAATTTGATTTCATATTGGATGACGGTCCTCATGATATGCCATCATGGAGTTTTACACTAAAACATTATACAAAATTGCTGACAGAAAATGGCATTCTAATGATAGAGGATATAGGATTCATTGGTGAATGTCATGATTTAATAGATTCCTTTGATGGGGACAAAACAAGATTAACTGTAATTGATAGAACAAAAACAAGTGTTAATGTGGCAGGAATTAATTATGGTCCAAATCGAAAACCCGATTATATATTATTATACATGTAGGAGAATAAATGAATTTTTCAAGTGCATCTTCAAATTTTTTAAAAGATATTGTTAAGGAGACAGGAAATGAATATGCTGGACTGGTTTCTGACGGTATTGAGGCAGGTGATGTCGAATCCTTTATCGATTCCGGTAGTTATGCTCTCAATGCTTTACTATCGGGAAGCATCTACGGAGGGCTCCCTGCAAACAAAATTACCGCCTTTGCTGGAGAATCGGCTACAGGAAAAACATTTTTCGTATTGGGTATTGTCAAACAGTTTTTGTCAGATAATCCTAGCGGTGGTGTTATTTACTTTGAGTCTGAATCTGCAATAACAAAACAGATGGTAGAACAACGTCAAATCGATACCAATCGAATGGTCATCATGCCAGTTGCGACTATACAAGAATTTACGCATCAGGCTACCAAAGTATTAGACAAATATTTGTCTACTGAAGATAGACCACCTTTGATGTTGTGTCTTGATAGTTTAGGCATGTTATCAACTTCAAAAGAAATGAATGATACTGCTGAAGGTAAAGAAACTAAAGATATGACACGAGCCGCTTTAGTGAAAGCCGCATTTAGAGTATTGACACTGAAATTAGGTAAAGCAAAAATACCTATGTTGGTAACTAATCATACTTATTCTCAAGTTGGAACTATGTTTCCTCAGCAAGTTATGGGAGGAGGAACAGGTTTATACTATGCATCAAGTAATATTGTTTTTCTTTCTAAACGAAAAGAAAAAGATGGTAAAGATGTTATTGGAAATGTCATTCATTGCAAAAATCAAAAATCAAGACTCACCGTTGAACATAAAATGATAGATGCCTTGGTCACTTATGATAAAGGATTGGATAGATATTATTGGATGTTAGAATTGGCTGAGGCATGTGAAGCATTTAAAAAAGTATCTACTAGATATGAAATGCCAGATGGTAGCAAGCATTTTGGTAAAGCTATATTAGCAGAACCGACAAAATTTTTTACAGATGATGTTCTTCAAAAGATTGATGAATATTGTAAAGTAGAATTTTTATATGGAACAAATCAATCGGAGACTGAGGATGTCGAAAGAGAAGAACCTGAAGAATCTGTATGAAGTAATTCGTTTTGATGAAGACGAAGATGAACATGCATTTAGAATTATAGATGGTAAATTTAAAGATGTAGTTTACAAATATAATCGTTTTGGTGTAATTGAACCGGAAGAAAATGAAGAAGAATTGAAATATAGATTTGAATATGATATAATGGAAATTCCTGAAGAAATTAGAGAAAAAAAATATTCTGATAAAGAAGGAAAAGAGTTTGAAGAAATGATTGGAGATATTTTAATAGAAGTAATACAAGAAAAAATGATAGAAATGGACTAATGGAAAGATTAGAAGACACAATATTAAAAAGTTTATTATATAATGATGATTTTGTTAGAAGAGCTTTACCATATTTAAAACCAGATTATTTTACCGAACATCTTGATAAAACCGTATTTGAATACGTCAGTGACTTTATTCAAAAATACAATGTGTCTCCTACTAAAGAAGCTTTGGTTATCGAATTGAATGAAAGCACAGGATTAAATGAAGACCAGTTTAAACAAATAGTTTCTCGTTTGAATCTATATGATGAAAATAAACATGATAGACCTGATACAGAATGGATTGTAGACTCTACTGAAAATTTTTGTCAAGATAAGGCCATATACAATGCGGTACTGGAATCTATTAGTATTATTGATGGTCAAAAAGAAACAAGTAAGGACAAGGGTGCGATACCAGCAATTTTATCTGATGCTCTTGCGGTTTGTTTTGACCCAAATATTGGTCATGATTATATTGAAGATTCGGATGATAGATATGATAGTTATCATAAAGTCGAGCAAAGAATACCATTCGATTTAGAATATTTTAATAAAATAACATCAGGCGGTCTTCCTAATAAAACACTTAATGTTGCCATGGCAGGTACTGGAGTGGGCAAATCTTTGTTTATGTGTCATCAGGCGGCTAGTTGCTTATCTCAAGGCCATAATGTTTTGTATATTACACTTGAAATGGCAGAAGAAAAAATTGCTGAAAGAATAGATGCTAATTTGATGAATGTTACACTTGATGATTTGAAGCAGTTGCCAAAAGACATGTATCAAAGAAAAATCGAAAAAATTAGAAAAGTGACAAATGGTAAATTGATTGTCAAAGAGTATCCGACTGCCGCCGCTAATACTAATCATTTTCGTAATCTTTTGAGTGAATTGAAACTTAAAAGACAATTTATTCCTCAAATAATATTCATCGATTATCTAAATATTTGTTCATCATCTAGATTAAAACAAGGTGCGAATGTAAATTCTTACACGTTTATCAAATCTATTGCTGAAGAATTGAGAGGACTTGCCGTAGAATGTAATTTGCCTATAGTCTCGGCCACTCAAACAACAAGGTCTGGATATACTAATACTGATGTAGGACTAGAAGATACTTCTGAATCATTTGGTCTTCCTGCTACGGCTGATATGATGTTTGCTTTAATAAGTTCGGAAGAACTTGAAGAACTTAATCAGATTCTTGTAAAACAGTTGAAGAATAGATACAATGACCCTACAAGTTCAAAGAGATTTGTTATTGGTATTGATAGGGCAAAAATGAAATTATATGACCTTGAAGAATCGGCCCAAGCAGATTTGATTGAGAGAACTAATAAAAGAAAAGATACCAAATTACCATGGAACAAAAAAGAAGAGGATGATGTTCCAGCATTTGACAAAGCAACTGATAACAGAATGACAAAAAAGAAAGATTTTTCGGAGTTTAGTTTTACATGATTAAGGTATCAGCACCAGAAGGAGCATTCTCTATCGTCTTTGAATTCAAAGGTCATGACATTATTTTCTTTAGTGTGCCTGACACGGATACGGAAATGATGTGTGATATGCGAGTTTTTAGAGACGGTAAGGATGTTTCTTCTGAATTTACAGAAATTTTAGAACCTAATGCAGAGATAGTATATGATATAATGAGAAAAATAGACCAAAACTCCCTCCAAAAATAATTATTCCTCTCCTTCAAATAAATAATATCATAAATAGTTTAAGACTATTTTTTTAACTAATTGTATTACTATGCAAAAATTCAAAGAGTTTTTGGTAGAAAACCAAGGCGCCAATAAGCATTTAGAACACATCGAAGATGAAATTTTGAACGATGGTTTTGATGGTCTTAGAAAATCTATAACTTATTTGTTAACCATACAAAAGGCTTTAGAAGGTAATGCTACTAAAAAATTGACTATTACAACTAAATGGGATGGTGCTCCTGCAATTGTCGCAGGTATCGACCCAGTTAGTAAAAATTTTTTTGTAGCTACAAAGCATGGTGCATTTGGTAAAAAGCCAAAATTAAATTTTACTGATTCTGATATTGATGAGAATCATCCTGCACAAGGTCTTAATGTGAAGATGAAAAGTGCATTAAAATATCTATCGAAGATAGGTATGGATGGTGTTTATCAGGGTGATTTATTGTATTCGGAACAGGGAGACAAAAAAATAGAAAATATTGATGATGAATCGATGGTAACTTTTTCGCCTAATACTATCACATATGCGGTGCCAATAAATTCAGAATTAGGCAAAAAAGTTAATTCGTCAAAAATAGGTATTGTTTGGCATACAAAATATAGTGGAAATGGACCTGTAAATGAGATGTCAGCAGGATATGAAATAAATTTAAATAACTTTGGACAAAGTTCAGATGTTTGGTATAGAGATGCAAATTATGAGATAATGGATGGTGTAATAAATTTTACAAAAGATGAAAAAAATAAATTTTCAACTTTAATGTCAGGAGCAGGTAAATTATTCAGAAGTTTAAATAAAAAAACTTTAAATGATATATCTGACACAGATGACCTAAATATTCAGATAAAGGCTTATACTAATTCTAAAGTTAGAGAAGGTCAAATTATAGGAAATCCTAGGGCACATGTAGTTGGTTTAATAGCATACTTAAAAAGAAAATTGAATGCTCAGGTAGAAAAATTAAAAACGGAAAAAGCTAGAAAAACCAAGCAAGAAAAGCATGATGAGTTTATTTCATTTTTTGTAAATAATAAAGTTGAATTAAGAAAAATATTTGAGATGCAAAATATTTTAATAGCGGCTAAAACAATGTTGTTAAAAAAGTTACAAGAAATTAGTCAACAAGCAAAGACATTTATTACCACACCTGACGGATTTAAAGTTACAAATCCTGAAGGTTTCGTTGCCGTTACCGCCGAAGGCGGTGCGGTTAAGCTTATTGACCGCTTAGAGTTTTCACGACAAAATTTTACATTGACCAAAAATTGGTAGGAGTTTTAAAAAATGCAGAATTCAGAAGAACAAGTTCTAGATAATCTTTCTCAAAAGTTATTAAGAATAAATTTAAACGAAAATGTAGATACAAGACTAAAAAAATTAGCCTTGTCTGGTTTAATAGATGATGGTGATTACAGTAAATTTATGAGGCTGATGAAATTGTTAAACGAGGAGAAGCCAATTCCTCCAGATTTGAGAAAAATGGTTTCCAAACTTTTTGAGAAATTGGTTGGATATCTAACAAAGGATAAAGTTATATTGGCTAGTTTAATAAGAAATATGAAAGATACTAAACGCAAAAAAGTTAGAGAAGATAATGAATATTTTCTTCAACAAAAAAATGCATTTCAACGCAAATATAAAGTTTTTGACCATGAAGGAGAAAAATACTTTATAAATGAAGAAGAAAAAATGATTAAATTTGATGATGATGCGATTAATCAATTCATAGAAAGTAAGAGGAGTAAGTGATGTTAAAAGAAGAACAAGCATTAGTCGATAGATTAGAAGAATCTATGATGGGAATTGCTCTTAGAGAAGGCGCCGATGACCGACTTAGAAGATTAGCAATGGGCGGATTGATTGAGAAAAGTGAATATTCAAAATTTGTTCGGCTTATGAAAAGTTTAAAATCGGAAGAAGACCTTTCACCAGAATTGAGAATTTTAATTGTCAGAATGCTCGATAAACTATTAGGACTTGTCATGGGAGATAGTCTAATTTATCAGAAGATATTGAAAAAGGTAAAAGGTGATAAAGCAGTAAGAGAGCATAGAGAGAAAACTACTTTTGAATCTGTGCATACCATTGTTGAAAATGAGGGTAAAAAATTCTATGTCGATGAAAATAAAGAATTGAAACCTTATACCAATAAGGCAATCAAAGATTTTATTTACGCAAACGAAATGTATGACCACTCATGAAATCATTACGTCATTTAATTTCAGAAGCAAAAAATGAAAATAAAACTGTCGTATTTACTTATGGCAGAATGAATCCTCCTACCATTGGTCATTTAAAGTTGGTGAAGAAAATGATAGGTGAGGCAAGAAGATATAAAGCCGACCCTTGGATTTTTCTTTCACCGACTCAGAATGCCAAAAAAGACCCATTAAGTCCAAAACGTAAAATTTACTATGCGGAAAAATCTTTTGGTCCAAATGTTAATATAGATATACAAGCAAATATTTTTAAAGTTTTAGTTGAACTTTACGAAAAAGGATATAAAAAAATTGTAATGATTGTCGGCAGTGATAGAATACCTGAATTTTCAAAAACAATACCAAAATACAATGGGGTTGAAGGAAAACCTCATGGTTTCTATAATTTTGAGAGTATTGATTTTCAAAGTGCAGGCGAAAGAGACCCAGATGCAGAAGGTGCGGCAGGTATGTCAGCATCAAAATTAAGAGGTTTTGCAGTTGCAGGTGATTATGACAACTTTAAAAAAGGTAATAATTTAAATGATAGAGACTCGAAATCATTATATAACGAAATAAGAAAAGCTCTAAAGGTAGAGACTATGAGAGAAGACCATAAAGACGAACCTAAAGTTTATACAAGAACTTTTAAGGATAATAATTTAGTCATTACTGATTTTATGTTAGAATCTTTGAAAAATAAGTCTGAAAAATCAGGTATACCCACAAAGGTTTTAAAAGAAGTGCATCTTAGAGCATTGAAATCTTGGAGAAAAGGTCATAAGGCAGGAGTTTCTTCCGACCAGTTTGCGGAATCGAGAGTTAACTCATTTATAGCAGGCGGAAAATCAAGAACAGAATCTAATAAAGATTTGTGGGAATCAGTTAATACTTCACAAAGAGTACGAAAAGAAGAGAAAGATATTGATAAATCTTTTGAAATGTGGAACTCTTTAAATGAGGTAGATAGTCGCTTAGATAGTCCAATGGGAACGGCTATAGTAAAAGGTAAAAGCCCTGCTCAGGCTGAAATGGATGCCAAAAGAAAATTTACAAGACCTGAAGATAGAAAAAAAATAAAAGCTAAAGTTGCAACGCCTCTAGAGAAAAGATATTTGCAAGATATGCCTGGTGATGAAAAACAAGAAGAAAACAAATCAACTTTTAGAAGAATGATGAAAAACATCAAGGGATAAAAATGGCAGACGAAAAGAAAAAAATTTTTACACCTGACAACAATAAACCTAAGAAAAAACCAGCACCAAAACAACCTCCTATCGAACAACCTGATGGATTTACTCCAGCAAACCAGGAACCTGAAAAACAGCCTGCCGAGCCTGAAGCACAACAACCTGCTCCTCCAGACCCACGAGAAATCATTCGACAAAAACAAAAAGATATTAAAAAAGGTCTCAAAGGAATGAAAAAAAGTTTAGAGATTAAACTTTCAGGTAAAAAAGATGATGTTAAAATTTCTAAACCTAACAAAGAAGCACCTGTTTCTGAAAAGAAAAATATAAAAGAATTAGATGCTTCTACGTATCATAGTGCTAGTGCTAAGATGTCAGATAGTGACAAACCTAATAAGAGTGACCGTGCATTAGAACTACGATTAAAGGGTAATAGAAAAGACAGAAAAGATTTAGAGAAATCTTGGAAAAAAGGTTTTGCTAGAGGTAAGTCATACTCTCAAATGACAAAACAAGGGGGTTTGAGTTACAGAGAAGAGACAGAAATACAAGAGAAAGCAGTATCAAAACAACAACAAAAATTCTTTGGTCTTGTCAGAGCAATACAAAAAGGTGAAGCAAGCGGTTCGCCAGAAGCTGAGAAGGCCGCAAAAGACATGAGTAAAAAAGATGTCAAAGATTATGCGAGTACTAAACATAAAGGTTTACCTAAAAAAGTACAGAGCGAAAGTGAACTAAACAAAAGAATTAAAGAGTTAAAAAATAAACCAGTTAAAGAAGAGTTGCCGCCACATCTTGCCAAACATTTTGACAAAAAAGGTAATGCTATCAAAGGTGATTGGAAAGATGGTAAATGGAAGGCAAACAAAAAACAACCTGATTTTAAAATCAAAGACGTAACACCTAAAGGCTACGGTCCTGCTGATGAGGCATGTTGGACTAACTACAAACAAGTAGGACTTAAAAAGAAAGGAAAGAAAATGGTTCCTAACTGCGTACCCGAAGAAACTAACGAAGATGTGAATGTCGCATCAAGCGTTTTTAATAAAGCAAAATTTGTTAGAAGTTTTAAAGAAATGTCGGCTGATAAGGCATACAAGGCTATGGACAAAGCGGATAAACAAAGTAGAGGTGAGATGTCCGTGATAGACCCAAAGAAAGCAGTAAAAAGAAGATTGCAAGCAAAAAAGTTTGCTGATTATTCTATTAAGAAAACTCTTAATAAGGAAGAATTTAATGCCGTGTATGAAGAGGCTTTAAAAGAAAACAAAATGTATGATACACATGAAGAAGCACTACAAGAAAATATGCATAGGAATTTACAAACTTTCGGAAAAGAATTAAAAGCCTATTCTGACAAGAGTGGTGGAATAGACAAAAAATATTTTAACAAAATTGCACAAACTGCTTTAGACGGTAAAATGCCTGCGAAATCTGATGTCGATGGTGACACGGACCCTAGAGATTTTGTGTTAGGTATGATGCAAAGAATTTTAGGAAAACCAGTCATGAAAAACTATAAGGGTATTTCGCCTGCATTCGAAGATAATCACAAAGAAGTCGAAAAACGTGTGAAGATGTTTAAGAGACTTAGGGATAAGAAAGCATCTCAAGGTTATCAGAAAACCGACCTAGCAAATGAGGGAATCATTAAGAAAGATTGGAAACCAGGAACTTATCACGTAAAAGATGCAGATGGCAAAATACATGGTACGTATAAATCTGGAAAACATGCTTCTAAAGCAATGCATAAACTCATGGATAAAGGTGCTCATAAAGAATTAGAAGTATCGAGAGCTGATGAGGCATATGACCAAGACCATGCTGATTTTTATGCTGGCAAAGACCCAAAAAAGAAAAAAATGATTGTGCCTCCTAAAGACCCAAAATACAAACATGGTACTGGAATAGATGGTCAAAAAGGAAATACAGGTACAAATGAAGAAGCATATGATGTTAAGACCGCAAAAACAAAGTATGGTAAAATTACTGTAAAGAGTTTTGACAGTCACGATGATGCAAAATCACATCTTGCTTCAATGAATAAGAAAGGTCATAAGGGTATTATTTCCCAGGGCGGAAAACCAGTCAAAGAAGAAAAAGGTTTTAAAATTCGTGACAAAAATAGAGGTCATGGAGAAGACAAAGTTTACAAAACTCGTAAAGATGCAGAAAAGGCCGCAAAATTTAAGGCGGCAATGACAGGTGGTAATTACGAGGTGCATGAAGGTGATATGAAAGTACCATCTTATGCTAATAGAAAAACTGCTCAAGCCGAAAAAAAGGCAAGAGAAGAAGCACAAAGAAAAAGAGCCGGATTAGATGAGGCAAAAAAATCCGATTACGAACTCTATCATAAAGATTTCTCCTCTGCTATGCAACATGCATATGAAGTTGCAAAGAAGAGAGGATATATAGTCGATAAAGATGATATCGACAACAAAGTGGCAACAGGTCCTAGAAAACCTTCTAGTGGTAAAACAAATCGTTATATTCTAGGAACAGACAAAAAACAAAATTTACATGTTCAGGTCGCAAACCTAGACAATAAACGTTACGAACTCAATATGTACATTGAAGATGTACAACAGGAAGATATGGTACCAGTAAACAAAAATGAAGTCAAAAAGAAGTTCAGAGACCGCACAAACAAAGACATTGATAGAGACGGTGATGTAGATTCTTCGGATAAATATTTACATAAAAGAAGAAAGGCAATCTCTAAGGCTATGGCAAAAGAACACCACGAAAAAGATGCAAACGGTGAGCCAATACCTCATGATGATGCAGAAGGAAACGATATTAATGAAGTTGAATCCGCATATGCAAAGCAAATTGCAGACTATAAAAAAAGAGGCGGTACAGTTAAAACGCATACCGGTCCTGACATGAAAAAAGTTAAAAGAGCAACTGCAGGTTTTAAGAAAAAACTTGCAAAGACAAATAAAATTGTTGCTCAAGAACTTGAAAGAGAAAGGGCAGAAAAAGAAGCCAATAGAGCAAGTAATCAAGAAGAATCATATACAACTGGTTCGAGCGATACTGATGTATTGAGTGCTTTGAAACTTCTATCTGAAAAGGGTAAAAACCAAGAGATTAAAGAATTTGCTAATGATACAATCAAAGAATATTCTACACAAAAAACTTTTAGTGAAGAGAATATTAAGAGATTGAACTATTATGTAAATAATAATCCATACGAAACTGGTGACCAATCTAAGATGACTAATAAACTTTATTTGATGCATCAAGCAAAAATTTCAAACAAATTAAAAGGCGAAGAAAGAGAATTGAAAATCTCTGAACTTGAAAAACTCGCAGAGCAAATGGGTTTCACTCAAGCACAATATAAGAAAATTTTTAATAAGCAAGGCTTGTATGAAACAAAAGGTTTGAATAAACTTAATAAAGTTATGAGTCAAAGAAAAGTTGAAGAGGAATATGGTGCAGGAGAAGAAGGTACCGATAAACTAGTTAAAAAGTACAAGAAAGATACACCTGGACAAGGTGATGGCATCAAAGAAGCAACAGGTCACACTGCATATGACGGTAGAGACCCATATAGACTTTTTGAAAAAATGTTTCACTTTTTTGTCGGTTCTTCGATAAAAGACATATCGGATGTTACGGCTTCGGTTCTTGACAATTATCACAATGCTATTAAGTTAGAGGATAACAGAACGGGTGCTTTTGGAATCGTAAAATTAGATGATGCAAAACAATTTTATAACAATCATGAAATGGACATGGAAGAGTTTGTTTCAATGGTTAAAGATTTAGGAGTGACTATGATTGATGACCCTGATACTGATGATACAGTTATTGGTCACATAAAGACAAAGGCGTTTCAAGCACAGGTGAATGAAGAAGCTGAAACTGAAATTGACGAAAAAGAAAAACTTGATTCGAATAATGAAACATCAAGTGAAATTGACCCTGCAATGAAAAAATATTCTGATTTTATTTCTTTTTCAACAAATTATGAAAAAAACGGTTTTTACACAAATCATTTTTCAGAATTAAAAAATAAGGAGTAAAATGGCTGAAAAAAAGGAAAAGGCAGAAAAAGCTGCCCCTAAAAAGAAGGCGACTAAAGAAAAGGCGCCTGCAGTAAAAAAGAAGTCATCGGTAGATGAATCAGTTTGGAAATCAAAAGGATTTCATAGTGAAGAAGCATATGAAAAGTTTCTTGCGAAAGGATTTTAATATATTTTAACCTATAATATGGAGTGTGATGAGTAAAACTAAAAATCCTAAATTAATGATAAATGAAGAAAAAGAAAATTTCTCATTATCATTGTTTACTAAACAAGATGAATTAAAAAGTTTATATAATTCTTCTATGACTAAAATGAAAGAGATTGAAAGTAGAAGAAACCAACTAAATAAAGAAGAAGAATCTTTACAATTTGAGCTATCAGGATTGCATGGTGCTTTAAAAGTAATAGATGAATTAATAGAAGAAGCAAAGATTCAATAAGACTCTGGACGTATAAGACATCCCTCTTATACCTCCTTTACATTATGAACAGTCTTGGCTGAGTCCCAGCAAAACTTCAGTCTAATAATAAAAAGGAGTTCAAACAATGGCTGACAAAAAAATGACAGAATTACAGGACCTTGGTACGGGTATTGCGGCAGGAGATATTCTTCATGTCGTTGATGACCCAACCGGTGCACCTGTAAATAAACAAATTTCTGTAGAAAATTTCGTAGGAAATTTAAATAAAACTGTTGGTGCCACTGAAGGTGCCTCAGGAAAATCTGGTGTAAAAACTACGTTAACAACTGGTGCTTTAGCTACTCCAGCATATGGAGAACTTACACCATTAGAAACAACTTTAACCGCATCTGCGGCCGCTGAACATACCAATGTTTATGGTGCTAAATTTACGGCTAAAATGAGTTCTGCTTCATCAAATCTTACTTTAGCAACAGGTGAGGCGGCAGGAGTTAAAGCTGAATTAGACCTTACTGATGGTATTGTAAATGTAGGCGGTAAAACATATGGGTTGATTGTTAAACTCAATGACTCAAATAAAGCTACAACTGCAAGGGCAATGACTCCATCTGCTATGATTAAGTTGAGTGATGATACTTTTGATGCTATTACCAGTTCTCCAGAAGCATCTGATGCTCATACTGCTACTGTTCAGCATTTAGCTGACTTAGGAAATGTTCATATGACAACTAATTCTGCTTATTGGACTGCTTCCGATAAAGGAATGGTTTTCAAGAGTGCAAATACAGTTACTACCACAGAAATTGCAAGTGGAACTCATAAAATTAGAGTTAAAGTCAATGGCTCAGATATGTTTTTATTGGCAGTAGCTAATGGACATAGTACTTTCTAATTTTTTCTGGTAATCATAAATGGCTGACAAAAGAATCTCAGGTTTACCTGGTGCCGAAAGTGTTACGAAAGATGATTTATTATTAATTGTCGATGACCCTTTAGGTACTCCTACAAACAAAAGAATCACAGTAGATGGATTCTTTTCGAATGTTAATCCCAAAGTAGTTTTTTCTAATACCGTATCAGCATTTCAGGCAGATAATGCATCTGTCAGTTTTGCTGGTGGGGTCGGTATACAAAAAAATCTAATTGTTTTAGGTGACCTAGAAATTAAAGGTAATGTAAAACAGACACAAGCGGTCACGATTGAAGCATTTAATTCAAATCTTGTGCCATTTTCGCACATGACATTTGATATTGGTAATAATACCACTTCATGGAAAAATTTACATGTTAAATTTATAGAAGGTGATACTTCTGGAGATTTAACAATTACGGCAAATACAATTTTGTCAGCCGATGATTTTACAATTTATAGTGATACTATAACATTTAATGATACTGGTTCAAGTCATATAAATGTTAATCCTTCAATCCGTTTTCGCAATAATGTTGAGTTTGATTCAACAATTGAACGACTACAGATTCAAGCCGATAATTTAGATATACAAAGTAAAACTGATTTTATTGGTGCAAATGTTACTTTTGATGCAGATGTTTATTTACAGGATAATGTATTTCATACTGGAACATTACATCTCGTAAATTCTAAAGATTTGACGGTAAATGCAAATGCCGTTTTCTATGGAAATACGACAATAGGCGTTAAGTCTACAGAAGGAAATCCAAAAGGAACTACATCTTCAAACGTAAATATCGGGGCGGCAAATGCTTATATAGACGCCAATCTTACTCATTTCGGCACTACCGCACACTTCAAATCAAACGTTGAAGCAAATTCTATATTAGTAAGAATTAATTCTTCAAACACGTATCTTGAATCAAATACAAATATTGTACATAGGCCTGAAAGTGCAATTAGTCAATTTAAAGTAAATTCAAATATAACTCTTATTGAAAGTGCTAATCTTCACGTTGTTGGCACAAATAATTACATAACTTCAAATGTTACTATAGATTCATTAGTACATAGTATTAATTTAACCGATTCCACAACTAATTCGACAGGTTCAGTAGTATTAGATGGAGGTATGGGTATTAATAAGCAACTAACAGTTGGTGATAGAATATTATTGCATGGCGATTTACATGTCAATAATAACATAACTGCTAACGGTACTATGATGGTTGACGGCAATGTGAC